TTGTCCGTCTTCTCCCAGAATTTAGGCCAGATACTTTGATGCGCGTAAGTCGTGAATGAGAAAACAGTCTTACGAAAGAAATCTTTGTTGCGCTTGAGTTTAGCCAAGTACCAATGGTCGAGCCAGGTTAAGTCACCAAACGTCCTCTCAGAGCAAATCTGAACGGCTAAGACTAGGTCTAAAGGCTCGATGTCCCTATGCGTATTTACTAGCGGGGAGTTGATAGCCAGCAGTCGGATCCGATACTTGATGCAAAACGGGTACACAAAACGACCCAGAAGTTTTAACTCTCCCGGGTCAGTAAATGCAAATAAGAAGCGGTTGTCCACCGCGTCAAATTACGGGGCTACGCCTTCGTAGTCAACTGCGGTGACGGACACTTTAACAAATTCTTTGTTACCACCCTTTTCGTCGACCTTCGTAATCCAACCAGCAAATGAAACTGAGGGGCTACCTGTTGGATAAGCCGTGTCAGCGTTTAATGTGAAACTGAATGAAGCACCAAGCACAGGCATACCAGAAGTTTTGACAATGCCTTCGACGGTGATTTCCGATTTACGGTCATCATAGCGACAAGTCTTAGTGATACCGCTTTCGTCTTGTACCATGTCCTCGTTGTTGAACGAAGAAGATACCGAGTAGCTTTGAACGAATAAATTTGTAACAGTGCCTGCGACACCATAGAGACAAGTAGTTCCTTTATTTACGGATGCCATATATAATTAAGGAAATTGGCAACGAGGCGATTAGGCGGGTAAAACGACTATGACATCGTACGAGAAAACCGTAGCCCAAGAGCGTTCGTCTACCCCTTCGTCTTCGTTCTGAGGGGTGACATCGTAACAGGTAGCGTCCCCTGAATTAGTGAAGGCCGTTTTAATGCTTTGGAGACTATCGACGGACATCGCACCAGTCAGGCCAGCACATCGCGCGCGGTGATCGGTGAGGGTCGTGTCATCGGCGTTGGAAAAAAGCGTCATACGGACGGAGCAGGAATAGTTTCCTAAGCCCTCAGGTAAGTCCGATGGAGTGCGGGCAGACTCGCAAAGGATGACAAGTTTAGGCAGGGTCATGATGTCCGCAGAGTCGCCTGTGTAAAGGCTGACACCTGCGAGACCTGTCTCCGTGGATAGATAAGTCTTTAAGACTTGTTCAACGATGTGGCGTATAGATTTAGTTCCCATTGTGTTTTATTGTTTGTTAAATTTAGCTGCTCGAGCTTCAAGTACTCTTTGCAATTCTGCGGGCATTTGTTTTACACGATTACCGTAGACAATATTTTTAGTGCCTGCCGTAGTTGCAACATTGTTATTATTACCGATTAAATTTACTAACGAGATATTTAAATTAGTATCAGTGTAACTGTAATTAGTTAAGCCATTGGGCGAACCGTGGCGTTTAACCCAACCAGGCACACTACCACCGGGTCTTTTAACTGCCTTACCTTTCATAGCAGGAATGCGTTCTTTAGCCTTAAACCATCCAGCCTTTAATGCACCGACTTGTAATTTACTTCTATTGATTTCCTTATCAATGACGGATTGGTCAGTAGTTACATATTTATTAATCCAGTCCATTTGCCTTTGTTTCTTACGAATATTGCGACCATCAGATTTTGTTTTTAATCTTTTGTGTTGGTCTGAAATATCGGTATAAAATGATTGTGATAGATTATCACTGTTTGACTGCGGTATTGCTCGGGCAAATAGATTGCGTGATTTCTTGAAGGCTCGCTCGTGATCAGGGTCATTGGCTATCTTCACCATAATGCTATTGCGGACAGTTTTTAATACTTTGTTTGAATTGTTTAATACTCGGTCAAAATAACTGCGGTCATTACGGAAAGCAGCGTCACCGAGTTTGCGATACATCAGGAACGCAGCTGAGCGTTTGTTTGCACTGACTGCGATAGAATTAACATCGGCTTTGACTGCACCTTCGCCTATTTGTTTTGCACCAATTAATAACCCACCCCCACCACCTTTAGACATAGGGGGGGTAAAATTCATAGCATCCATGCAAATTAAATGTGCCTGACGGATTGCTACGTCGTGCGTATCTACACCCAAGCCTTTAGCAAAGTCCTCACAGGCCTTCTGAAATTCTTCAAAAGACTTCGGGTCAATTTTGACCGATACTGATATCATTACTGGTTATCGTCGATTACGACGAGTATGATCCACGCCGAGCCGGGCTTATAAGTCTGCGAAGTGATTCGGACAGATTTGCCACCAGCCGTTATTTTCTTACCGATAGCCAGGGACGCGATAGGAAGGCCTGAGGAAAGTAATGCAGCTGAAGCACCAACTCGACCATCGCTTGCCGTCCAAGCCGTAGTGGTTGCCGTTACCTTGACTGAGAATTGAGTACGGTCGCAATAACCCCCCGCCTCGAGTACCTGAGTTAAAACAGGGTCGGAAATCATGCAGAGGAATGTCGGGCCAGAAGCGATTGAACCAACCACACCAAAGTCAGCCAGCATATCTTTAGCGTCTTGGGCGAAGTCTGCGTAAATACTCATACTATTGTCGGTCTTGGAAATGGGGTCATAAAGGTGTCTGGGAAGCCCTCAAAGGCGTTTTGATGGCGGGGACGGGTAAAGTGTCAGGCAACAAAAAACCCCCGACTTTTCAGAGGGGGGTCTTTCTCGTCTTTATGACTGCGGATTAGGCAGTGAGTAAGCGAGTGAGGGAAGTAGCGCGACCTTTAGCTGCACCGAAGAGCAGGGTTGCGGTAACGTTGTAGAAACCAGACTGCTCTTGACCCATGATGATTTGGATACCGAGACCAGTGTCAGCGTCAACTGCTACTGCGGATTCAAAGCCAGGGATTTCGCTCATTGGTAAACCAGAAGCGACTGCGATTGCATCGGATCCACAAGCGAAGCCTGCGAGATTTTCCGAGTTCGTAGGAAGTGAGGTGAATTGGAAGACTGACATACCACCAACTTGACCGATTTGACCAGTTTGGATAACGCTTGCACCAAGAGCGTAAGCAGCGGCGATTTGAGCGTCAGTTAAAAGGTTGTTAGCGTAGGTCGAGTTTAAGATTAACGCGCGAGTGTCGCTGGCCTTAGCTGCATCGAGTACGCCTTTAGCGGTTACGACTTCAGCGTAGGAGAGAGCTGCACCAGTTACTGCATTGCTGGAGTAATTAGCGTTAGTGATTAAAGCGGACACTTCGGCTAAACAGGCTTCGGCGATTGCGTTAGCTGCGGTAGGAGTGAAAGCGTTGACCAAGTACTGAGCGCCATAAGACTTAACGTCGAGAGGGCTGAAACGGCTGGACACTTTGAAGTGCTTCAGGGTTACAGTCGCGTTCGTTAAGGTAGCGTCGTCTTGAGTGAGGTATCCGCCTGAACCAAATTCAGTAGCGGTTGAAGTTCCTACGAGAGGAACGAAGACAGATTTACCGGCTTGTCCTTCGAGAGTGCTGAAAACACTGGAGAAAGATTTAAGAGCAGGAAGTTTGCCTTTGATTGAAGCGATCACGGATTCAGCGAGAATCGATGGTGCTGTTGCGATGGAATTTGCCATGTTAGTTTAGTGAGTAATTAGTGATTAGAGAAAAATTAGATTGAACGAATGATTTCGTTTTTATGCTTTGCAAAATATGCGGAGCGTTCTGCGCCCATAGTCATTCCGAGGAATACTTCCAAATGATTGACGGCTTTTACGGGTTCGTCAGATTTATCGCTAGGAGAAAGTTCAACAGGGTTAACACCGACGCTCGATGCAATCTTCGCAGCTTCAACAGAAGCGGATACAGACTTAGCAGAGAGTTCAGAAATTTGTGCGATCAGTTCGGCCTTCTCTTTAGCAAGTGCGTCGCGTTCGATTACGAGCGAAGCGTTTTGCTCGAGGGTTGCTTTGAAGTCAGTCGCTTCTTTGGCTACTGCGTTTGCTAAGTTAACGCGGAGTTCGTCACGTTCGACAGTTGCAGAGATTAAGTCCGCTGATGCCTTGATGAGTTGTTCTTCGATTGTTCCGTTCATAAATTTAGTTAATTTGGCAACGGCATCCATGTTATCCATGGGCATATCTTCCGGCATTTGATTTGATGACTGTGGAATATCCGCAGGGTCTAGGGTCTTAACGCCCAGTGATCCGACTGCGTCACGGTTGGCTTTATCGTTATCAATAAATACTTCTGGGTCAAAGCCTTCGTCGAGTAACTTCTGCACTTCGGCCTTTTTAAATTCTGGTGCAGGAGTTGAACCGCTATTCATGATTAGCCTAGTATAATCTAAGTCTGCGTTGTCTAAGTCTTGAATGGTTTTATCGCGTTGAGACTCAGGACGATTAGTTAAGACGATTACGTCTAAGTCTAACTCGTCGATGTAGTCTAAGACATTTTGAACGGGTTGGCCTTGTTCGATGATAGTTCCGTCGATGTCGGTGATAGTTATTTTAGGCAT